GCCGCCAATACATCGTCAACCTTAAAGCTGTAGTACTTAGCTTTATCAATTAACATTTCTACTTTGGCAGTAGTCAACTCTTGAGTTGTGATCGTGCCAGCATAGTCGTTGATAGTTACAGCAGGAACTGTACGGATTACAACCTTTTCACCTTGACCAGAGATTTCACCCTCATAATCAGTGTTAGAGATCGCAGGAAGTACAGACTTTTTATAAAATTTAGCTTGCAAAAGCTTGCTAAACACCTCTGGGATGAAATTCACCTCAGAAGTAGTGCCTGTTGAAAATTGTGAAAAAGACATTTACTTATACCTTTAATTGTCTCTCCAGCAATTCCGTGTTTGAGAAGAAGTTATCGGCGGATCTTGCCACCTTCCATCGCCTTGAGAATTTCTTGCTGATGCTCTTCAAATACATGGTTAGGCATCCGCATGATCTCATCGACGGTGTAGTTTTTAGCTCCACCTTTCGTTGTAGGCTTTCGAGATTTTGGCATCTTCGGTTCTGCAACCGATTTTGCTTTCTCTAGAACCCGCTCTCGCGGTGTGGGCGGCTTATAACCCATGTCGTCCTTAAACTTGAAAAGAACAGTATTAACATCGTTAGACGAGCCAGTCTGAATCCAGTCTTTAGTCTGAGTATCTTGATCTTCCAGCCAGTTCAACCAGTCAGCGGATTCCACGATGGAATCTACATCAGGATGTTCTGCATGTATTCGACCAAAATGAGCCTCAGCGGCTTTATCATTCCGTTCATCTATCTTGTTCTGCTCTTGCTTATCAAGGGCTTCTTTTTGGGCTTTAACCTCGTCCTGTGTTCGCTTCAGTTCGTCTAACAGTGGACTTGCAAGGTCAGGATAATCTTCCCTTAACTGTGCAAGCTTTCCATCATCTCGCTGTTGCTCAACAACTTGAACTTTAAGCTCCGCAAGGCTTTTGAGCAGGTCGGCATTTTGCCGCTTCAAGTCAGCCGCTTCTTGCGTGGCTTTCGTCATTCTCGACTGTGCGCCTTTCATTGCTTTTTCGGCTTTTTTCAAAGCCAACGACATATCTTCAGATTCACCGCTTTCTTGATCTTCAGATACTGTCTCCTCTTCTGCTACGGTCTCAGCCTTGTCCTCTAGGTCGGGGGCTTCCTGTTGCAACTCTTCCGGCTCTTCTGGAGTCTCCGCTTGAGATTGAACGGTCTCTGGGGTTCCTTCTTTAGCTTTCGTCATTTGCTTCATCAACTCATTAGCTTCTGCTTCTAGACGATCTGGGTCGTTTCTTGACATAATTTTTTTCCTTCGAGTCCCTGATGTAAATTAGGGATATTCGCTAGTCTATTGCGGTTGTCCTTTTTAGGTTCCGCGAGTGGTCTAAATGCGCTTTCGCGCTCGTTTCAAGTTCAAGCAAAAAACGTAACTCGGAGAGTCTGCCTTGCTCAAACTTAAAATTCTTTTCGTCAGCTTTCTCTAGCCTTTCTAGAGCATCCGCAAATCTGGCTTCAAAAAGCTCCCTGAGGTGGAGCCATTCTTGGCTCGTTGAGAGCCTCATTACCGCTTGCGATTGCGCCTTGTTGCATTTGAGCTTGGAGTGCCGCTTGTTGTTGCTGTTCAAGAGCTAATTGCTCCTCTGACTTAACAATTTCATCAGGATCAATATCCATTGACTGAGCGATATCGCGCAGTAGTTGGTTACGATCCACCAATCCAGCATCCATGGGGTTTGATACCAGCGAGAGGAACTGCAATAAACGCTGGCTTTGTACTTCTTTTTGGACAAGAGCAGTACTTCCTCTTGCGACAATCCTCAGATCGCCTTTTGATTTTTGATTTGTGCCAAATTCCATATTCCAGTGGAATAATCCGGTAATCATTGGCTTCATTAAAAAGTCATCAATATTCTTAATGGTAGACTTAAGCGCAACATTTGCCGCACCCATTAACATAGACATGCCTGTAGCTGTCTTATTTAATCCACCTGTCTGCTCACCGTGGGTATATGACGGTAAACTGGTTGTTTCATCCGCAAATCTGCGGAAAATCTCAACAATTTGATTTAAACCGTTAGCGTTAGCCACCGGCTGATACCAACGAACCATTGGCATTGAGCCATCACCACCCTCACGAAGGAATACCCTCCAAGGATGTATGTCTGTTGGATCTTCTCCAGCCGCTAATAGGTCAGTATTAATTTCGACCATCGGGGCTGAAGACATGGCTAAATTATCTAGCCAAATTCTTGTGGCGGCATTCATCGTGCCTTGCGAGTCACGCATCATTCTAGGTACGCCTGTACCCCAGAACTGGTGCGGTGTACGCTCGTATGGGAAAATATGGTAAGGGATGTCATAACCCGCAATTGGGTTGAGCATTATTTTAATAACCTTGCCACTGCATATCCATACACAAGCATTAAAGTCAGACGAAAGATCTGCGTCTTCAGGAATTTCTACGCCATGCTCTTTTAGCTCGTAACCATCGACACAACCCCAAAACTCCATAACCTCAAATCTATTAGATTCGGAATGCTCATTGATTCCTGCTATACGTCTTCTCGTTCTTTCATGCTCTTCTTCCACATGATTGCCGGATCGGTTGGTCTTTAAAAGATACTTGACCATTGAGGAATCAAACTGAGGTAGATCTGCTAGTTCCCTAAACTGTCGGCGTGTTAGAACGTGGCGGCGGAACAACCCATCACAGTCATCTAATGAGGTGCAATAGGGATCTGGATACAGATCAAAAATTGAAACGCTTTCTACTTCAGGCATTGGCTGTTCAATAATGGACAGCGCATAGCCTTCTTCGCCTGTTTCTGGATCTGCCATTTTTGAATATGACTGCTTACGATCTATGCGAACTGTCCCTGCTTTACAGGCTCCCGAACCAAAGATACAGGCTTCTAAAATACTTTCTTTAAGTTTTTGCTCTGCGTTGGTCTCAATCAATTGGTCTAGGATATCAATAGACATCGATTCAGCCGCGTCATCTGCAACTCTTTTTTCAGCCTTCTTTAACTCAACTTCGAGTTCTTGCATCCGAGCCATGATCAAATCTTGATTCATGTTTGGGTCTAGCATTTGCGAAGCTTGCATTACCTCCGCAGTAGCGAGTTCTCGCATCTTCATTGCTTGCATCGGATCTAAATCGGGGATAGGCGTTGCTTCAACGGAGAAAAATGCATCACCATGCTGAAACAACAGGTCAACAATACGACTGTATGCCGCCATAACCTTTGTTCGGGTAAGCCCTACAAATACTCTGGATCGAGCGCCAGCTTCTTCTAGTCGCGCTAGAACATCAGCTTCATACTGCCCATTGTATTGGCGAAGGTCTTTTAACCACTCGTTTTCAGTTTCTTTACGAGCGTTCTTATATTCTTGAAAGGTTTCTGATAGGCGAGCGCCAAGGCTCTGCAAGCTTAAATCTTGCACACCGTCTGAAACGTCTTCTTTTATAGTAGATTTTTCTTCTATCATTAGTAGCCTGTCACTGGGTCGAGCGTCTTAAATCGCCGTTGTATCGTGCGATGCCTTGGTCTAGGCATAGAAGCAAGTCCGTGCAGGGCAATAGCGTAAGCCATTACCCTGTCATCATAACATCCTGACTGAGAATTGAAAGCCCCTTTATCATCAATAATGTATGTTCTCAACTCGTTAACAAGATCAATATCAGCAATGCCGCTCTGCCCTTGACGCAATAATGCCGCTAAATTATCAATAATTAACGGCTTGGTTTTGGAGGTAGTCAAAAAGCCCCCTCGTTTAGTCATTTTGTCTGAATAAGCACCGTCCACTGAATGCTCAATAAACATGTTGGGATACGCTAATTCCTGCAATCGACGCAGAGTTGTTAGACCGTGATTGTTTCTTTCAACCACAATGTAAGCGTTGTTATATCGTTGACCGATCTGCGATACAATATTGCCCCAATCCCACGGATCAATATGCCCATGCCAAGACGCAACTTGGCGTCCCTGCGAATCTAACACTTGAGCGCAGGAGTAATCGCCATAGGACAACCCCTCTGCGACATCGACCCCAATAGTGTAACTATCCTCACTTAAAGGTGGATACCACTCCCTATAGTTACCGTGGGTTCTCGCAGAAATATTTCCGCCGAGCATATCCCCAATAAAATCAGGGCTATAACAATCATTCTCGCTAGTCGTTAAATGAATATCTTCTACAAAACATCGACCTGAAGTTAAAAAGCTTTCTAATGGGTTGGCAGGGTACTCCTGCATAAATAAATCAGTACCGCCCAACTCATC